TTTATCGCACAGCGTCCAGTCAGACCCGCCGACAGTGATGTGACGGACGTGGATGACGGCGGCGCGCAGATCACCGTCAGTACATTCTGGCCGACAGTGAAACTCCACGATCTGCGCCTCGCTGCCCGCATCGCCGGGGATATTACGACCTCCCGGCTGATGCACATGGCGACTGAAGCCGCGCTGCATGTTGCGGACCAGCTGAAGGACTGGCGCAGGCAACGGGAGGCAGAAGGTGCTGAGTCACTGGCCTCTGTCCTGCTGACGTCTGTCGGTGACCCCGTCGAACTGATTAACGGTGAAAGCGCAAAAGTTTACCGCTTCCGGCGTGCGGTCTACTCCTTTACGCGCGCCAGCGTGCTGGAAGGATACAGGGATGTTAGTACCACGCCAAAGGGTGACAAAGATGCAGAAGCCCTGGACCGGCAGATTGACGATCTCTGGCGAGACGGGCGCTGGAGCATTGCTGACATTCGGGAAGAAGCCCGTATTTATGCGGAGCTGTTCTGATGAAAGTCAGGGCGCTGCAAAACGACACGGTTGATCAGCTTTGCTGGCGCCATTACGGCAAAACCACAGGCGTCACGGAGAAGGTACTCGAAGCCAATCCGGGGCTGAGCAACCAGATATTTTTGAACGCCGGGCAGGAGATCGAAATGCCCGTGATAACCAGCGAGGTGGAACGGGCAACCGTCCAGTTATGGGAATGACCCTGGATCGCATAAACGAATACATCACTTTTCTGGCATCTGGCGTGGTGACCGGCGTGGGAGTGATGACCGTCAGTGAAAAGCTGGCGCTGGCAGGTCTTCTCCTTGGACTGGTTTCCGCCGCCCGGCTGGCGATTCACCGCCGCCGCATCGAACAGGCCAGCAAACGCCGTAACGAATTGATCGAGCAGATTGTGCACCTGGCGGAAACTCGCAACCTGTCGGACCGCGAACGGCAGCTGCTGGAGCAGTTGCACGGAGACAACCCGACATGAAGAACATCATCAAAAAGTGTTCGATTGCGGTGATTGTGGCGCTGGGCGTTTCGCTGGCACCCGGCAGCGTCAGAACATCGCCGGAAGGTCAGCAGAAAATTGCCGGTTGGGAAGACTGCCGCAGCACGCCTTATTACTGCACGGCGGGTGCTCTGACCATTGGTATCGGCTCCACGGGCGGCGTGGAAAACCGCGAATACAGCAACCAGGAAATAGCGCGGCGCTGGATCAACGATCTGCAACGGGCAGAAAACTGCATCAATAACAATTTCCACGGCGCCGACATGCCGCAGCTCACCTTTGAGGCCATGACGGATGCCGCCCTGAATCTGGGCTGCACCGGGCTGATGTGGTTCGCCGATAAAAACGGACGCAAGCAGAGAACCACGATCTGGAAGCATGCTCAGGCCAGGCAATGGCCGCAGATGTGCAACAGGCTGACTGATTTTGTCAATGCGGGAGGTAAGCGCTCCCCCGGACTGGTTAACCGGCGCAACGATTTTAAAGCCTGGTGCCTGTTGGGCCTGAGTACGCCGTCATGAGGGCGGGCAGCGTGATTGTGATGCTTGTCCTTTTGGCTGCTGTCTGGTGGCAGACCGACCAGTTGAGCGAGGCCCGGACCCGCAACAAGCTGCTGACCGAAACGGCGACCGGCTACGACCAGGTTATCCAGGAAGTGAAGGCGACCGCCATACAAACCCATAAGTTACTGGCAGAGGTAAAAGTCCGTGAGCAACAGCGTAATGCAGAAGGGGAGCGCCGACGTGAAGCAATGCAGGCCGCGTTCAATGGTGACACGTGCGCTGTTACTCCTGTGCCTGACGCTGTCAGCCGCAGCCTGCAAAAACGCACCGCCCGCGCCGATCATTCAGTTGGTCCGTGAACCCGTCCCGGAGAGCCTGACCGAAGAGACGCCACGCCCGGCGTTGGATAAGCCAGTGACCTGGGGCGCGGTGGCGATATTCAGCGACAGGCTGATGGATGCGCTTGATGCCTGCAATGCTGACAAAGCGACGATCCGCCAGTGGAACAGCCTGCGCCAGAACACCCGAAAGGAGCCATAAATGCTGAAGATAAACACACTCCGCGCCGCCATAGAGAAAGCAAACACCTGGTGCCGGGCGAACCCGGAAGCCTGGACGGTGTTTGTTGAAGAGGGTGGCATTGAAACGACCGGTGAAACGCCGTCTTTCATGTACCGCTATTCTCTGGTGCTGTTCGTCATGAACTACGCCGGGAGCATTGACGACTTCACGCTGCCGCTGATGGCCTGGCTCTGGTTTAATCAGCCCGATCTGCTGCTGAACCCGGATAAAAACCAGCAGATTAAATTCACCACGTTGATTAACAGCGATGACACCGCCGATCTTATGTTTGAGCTGCCGGTGCGTCAGCGGGTACTGGTGCAGCTGGATGAAAACGGGGTGCCGTATGCCGAGCATTTGCCGGAGCCGCGCCCGCGCGTGCTGGCACCCCACGCCGCAGGCTGGGGGCTGGTATTTGAAGGCATGCTTCAGGAGGCCGGAGCGTGAGCGATCGCATGTTCAGCGAGCTGGATCAAGTCTTTCAGGACATCCTCGACGGCGTCAGCCCGGCGGGGCGCACCCATACCGCGCGCAAAATTGGCCTGGCAGTGCGCCGCAGTCAGCAGCGCCGCATCGCCTCACAGAAAAACCCGGACGGTAGCGGCTATGCTGTGCGCCGTCGTAAAGTTTACCGCACCCAGCAGGGGATCAAGTTCTTCTGGAATAACGAGGTACGGGCGCTGAAAAACTGGCGGGGCGGGCGCGGTAAATATGGCCGGACGATCACGGGATTTGATGAGAAGCGCCGTGATATACGTACCTTCTACCGGGCCGATATCGAGCGGTATCTGGAAATCAAAACGCAATCAGCGACGCAGACGGAGACAAAAAAAGCGCCGATGTTTACCCGCCTGCGCACCCTGCGTTTTATGAAGGTCAGACCGGACGCGGGCGGCGTCACTGTTGGATTTGACGGCATCGCTGCGCGCATTGCTCGTATTCACCAGTACGGCCTCAAAGACGAAGTTGGTCCGGGCGCTTACGCACAGTACCCGGTGCGCGAACTGCTGGGCATGACTCCGGCAGACCTGATCGCTACGGAAAACGCCGCTATCAGCAGTCTGGGCGGCGCGTCATGAATGCCGAGCTGATGCGCCTGCTGGAAAACATTCTGCGCCAGGGTGTGGTGGAGCAAATCAGCGCTGACAAGAAAGCGGTGCGCGTTCGCTCTGGCAGGCTGCTGACCACTTGGATCCGCTGGAATGTCACCCGCGCCGGGGCGTTCAGCATCTGGCTGCCGCCCTCCATAGGGGAGCAGGTCTGGATCGGTTGCCCGGGCGGCAATACTGAAAACGCGTTTGTGATTGGCTCTGCATACAGCGCAGATAATCCGCCAACGGGCAGCAGCCTGCTGGAAATCATCATCACCGCACCGGATGGCGCTCGCCTGCATTACGACGCAGCCGACGATGCCGGAGCGCTGTCCGTGACCGGCATTAAAACCGCGCATATCCAGGCAGAAACCCGTGTCACGCTGGACGCGCCCGAGGTGGTATGCACAGAAAAACTTAAAGCGCGCACTTTCGAACTGACCCACGGCGGCACGATGGCCGGTGATGTGACTCACAGCAACGGTGCGTTAACGTCCAACGGTGTCCAGGTTGACAGCCACGGTCATGGCAGGGTTCAGACCGGCGGAAGCTGGACGGAGGGCACGCGATGACAGCCAGTTACACCGGGATGAACCCGGAAGGCACCGGCGCGCTGACCGATCACGATCAGCTCTGGCAGTCCGTGACAAAAATCCTCACCACGCCAACAGGCTCGCGTGTGATGCGCCGGGAGTTTGGCAGCGCGATCCCTGATTTGCTCGATGCGCCGCAGAACGCCGTCACCCGCATGCAGCTGATGGGCGCCGCCGCTATCGCGCTGGCGCAGTGGGAGCCGCGGATCAGCCTGACCACCGTCAACGTGGTGTTTTCAGAAACAGGCGCAGTGACCGCCGAGCTGAGCGGGACCATCACGGAAACCATGACAGAAACCAGCAACACCATCAGGTTAAGGAGCTAGTGTGCAAACGTCCGTCGATTTATCTCAGATCCCGCAGCCTGATATCGTCGAGGTGCCTGATTTTGAAACGGTGCTGACTGATATCCGGGCGCTTATCGTGGCGGCCATGCCTGCGGAACTTCAGGCTTCTGTATCTGCTGCGCTGCTGCTGGAATCTGAACCGATGGCCGCTCTGGCTCAGGCCTTCACCTATCGCGAGATCAATCTGCTGCAACGTATCAATGAAGCCGTGCGCGCGGTGCTGCTTTCCAGCGCCCTGGGGGCGGATCTCGATCAGGTCGCGGGGAATTTTGACACTGAACGCCTGCTGATTACCGAAGCCACCGACGAGGCGGACGCCGTATACGAAAGCGATGAAGAGCTGCGCGCCCGCACTCTGCTCTCATGGGCGCGCCTGAGCACGGCAGGTGCCCGTAATGCCTATCACTATTTTGCACTGGGAGCTGATGCGGATGTGCTCGACGTGCGCGCCTATGGTCCGGAGACGCACGATCAGGAGGGGCGCGTTTTCCTCTATGTGCTGTCACGCACTGGAGATGGGACCGCCCCGCAGGCTCTGCTCGATAAAGTCCTGGCAGCAGTTAACCCGGAGGACGTGCGCCCGATAACGGATTATGTGGCTGATTATGTCCGTTCCGCCGTGATTGTGAATTATCAGGTGGTTGCTGACATTTACGTCCCTTACGGCGTGGACACCGCCACGGTGCTGGAAAAAGCCACCGCAGCACTGAACGAATACACCGCCTCTGTGCATCTTATCAACGCCACCGCTGCACGGTCAGGCATCGACGGGGCGCTGCATCAGGACGGCGTTGTCACCGTCGATTTGCATTCACCGGCCGCCGACGTCGTTGCGACGATGGGCGAAGCGCCTCATTGCACCTCTGTGAAAATCAATCTTGTGGTAATGGACTATGACCGCTAATTATCCCGCCAGCATTCTGCCGCCCAATGCCACCGCCGTGGAGCGGGCCATTGACAGGGCCAGCGCCGCCGCACTGGCGCGCATACCTGTGTATCTTATCCGTTGGGTGAAGGATCCCGACAGCTGCCCGCTGGCGCTCCTGCCGTGGCTGGCGTGGGAATACCAGGTTGATACCTGGAATATTAACTGGTCAGAACAAAAGAAACGCGATGCGATCAAGCGCGCCCACTACATCCACCGCCATCGCGGTACGGTCGCCGCCGTCCGTCATGCCCTGGTGGACAGTCCTTTTGGGACGGATATTGTTGAATGGTTCAACCAGAACCCGAAAGGGGATCCGTATACTTTTCGCCTGAACGTGTATCAGAACGATTTGCCGGTGACGGAATACGACCAGCAGGATCTGAAACTGGCGGTGCTGCGCGCAAGGAATCTGCGCAGCTGGTTTTCCGTTCACGTATTTGGCCGACTTCAGGGAACCTCATATGCGGCCGGTTACATGTACGCCACGGAGAAAATCACGCCGCGATTTGTCCCGTTGCAGGTGATTTTATCCCGCTACGAGCTGAATCTGGCCCCTGGTGACTCAGAAACGGTGACGGTGAAGATCCTCCCTGAATATGCTGAAGATAAAACCTTTACGGTAACCTCGTCGGATAAAACAATCGCGGCCGCCAGAATAGTCAACGGCGATATTCTGGTTACGGGCGTGAAGCGGGGCACCTGTTCGGTCACCGTCACGACGGCTAACGGCGTCAGTGCAGTGATCAGTGTGAAAGTGGTCGCGGTGATGAAGTTCATCACCCGCATCGACAATGCAAGCCGTCCGTTGTTCTACGTGCGCATGGATGAGGATTTCACGATTGATTATGGCGACGGAACAGACAGCCGGGAATACCGTTTTGATGCTGCCAGTGCTGTGTACGGCTGGGTTATTCCGACGCGTGACGTTGTGGAGGGAGAAGAGTACACAATAACGGTTAAGAACACAGAAACCGCCAGTTTCCAGCGCACGTCGGGTAACGTTTCAGTGACGTTGAATCCCGTGCAGGAAATCATTCTTTTGACGGGAGACAGGGACAATCTTGTTTCTTTCGCGAGTGGCGCAACTGGCCTTCACAAGGTCCATGCAGGGGCTTTTGACGATCTGCCAAATATCCAGAAATGTACCTCCATTTTTCGGGGCTGCTCATCGCTGACTGAACTGCCAGAGGGTTAATTCGC